AGCCATGTCTTTCAGGACGCGAGGCTTGATTGACAGCTTACCGGTGCGCTTAGCGGCTGGAGCACCATCTTTCGCAGCTTTTGTCAGTTCAGCAATGCGACGTTTCTTCTTGGTCTGAATAACTGGCTTGGATGCGGCGGCTTGAGCGGCGGCGGCTTTGTTGGCTTCGGCATTGGCTTCGGCCTGCCCAGCGAGCTGCTTGCGGATTTCATCCATCTTGGCCTGAAGGGCTACTTCCTCGGCACCGCCTACAGCAGCATCAAACGCCTCCTGTTGCTGGCGCTTCATCAGGATTTCAGCCTCTTCCTCGGGCGAATTCAGAATGCTCTCTTCAAACTTATCGATTACTTTCTGATGCTTAGGATTAGTAGACTGGACATGCCCTGTGATGTCATCGACAGCTGATGCTTCGACCCTGTTCAGGTTAGATTCTTCTGACGCCTCGCCAGTCTCATCATCATATTCCTGCCCTGACAGCTCACCTTCGTCATTGATAGATTCACCAGCACCATCATCGACAACATCGCCCGGGGCCATACGGTCAGCAGCGAGGATATCTTTTTCCTCCTGTGTCACTTCCTCTTCAACAGCTGACGCAGTTTCTGGCGCTGTTACCCCGTTATATAGATCAACAACCTGTTGAGTGCTGTATATGGATGGATCATTTAGCGCGATTCGCTCATTACCCTTTTGTCGTGACGTAATCATCGCCAATAAAGCGGCTTTGGTGGTGGGTTTACCCTTGAGGAACGCGCGAGTACCACGCACTTCAGCGTCAGTCTCAGCTTTGGTTACTTCCTCAACAACAGCTGCAGGCACTATCTTGCCATCCACTATCCTGCCACGACCTCCACCTTTTCGCTCGGCAGCGAATGCCTTCGAGTCAGCTTCCATTTTGGCTTGGCGTTCTTCAGGAGTTGGCTTGGTACGTTTCTTGCTTACCTTCTTGGCTTTTTCAGCCTTAGTCTCTGGTGCTACGGGCTCAACAACATTGGCCTCTTCGACAAGATCAAGGTCGAGGTCAATATCAGCTTGTGGTGGTACTGCCATCTTCGATTCAAGCTTGGCTTTATTGGCCAGTCGAGTAACTTTGGCCTTCGCGGCTTTCTCAACTTTCTTTTTGGCTTTGTATGCATCGGTGCCGATGATGTCTTCCTGCGCAATGGTAGGACCTTCGGAAGCCATACGGCGCATTTCAGTATCAAGTCCAGCATACAAATCTTTTATCACGCCACCCCAACCTTTCGCTGGAGTTTGCTTCGAAGTAAATTTTTTCCCTACCCCACTATTCTTACGACCTGATATAGCATTGCCACCACGTTCATTGAGTGTGTCTTGGTTAACTTTCCGCCCACCAGCAGCAGTGCTGAGAATTGCATATAGCTGTGTTGTGTCATACCCCTCAGTAGTAAGTTTAGGCAGCGCCTTTGCCATATCAGCCCATACCTTATCAGCAATGGCTAACTGCTCTCGACTACCTGTAGGCTTGGCACCCATTTTTTGCTTGTCGCGCTCGAACTGGTGAGCATCAAATGCGAAACCTACACCAGCAACAGCTTCCTTTAATGCTCCAGTTGCATTAGTTGTTGCTTCCTTGAACTCAACCACTTCATCAAGCCCAGCCTCAAGGTCATTAAGTGGTGCTGTGTCGAGACCAGCTTCGAGGTCACCTGTCTCCACGCGCTCAGCAAGAACTTCCTCTGGAGTGGTTACCTCTACTGTGCCCTCACGGGTATCAGCCACGGCTTGTGCTGCTGCCAAGACCTCACCAGCAGGGTCGGCCACAGCGGATTGAACAACAGTGCCATCAGGATCAGTTACTACCACGGCCTCAGTAGCACCGGGGGTCTTACCCTCACCGCCGATACCAGTAGCCTTTGCGATGGTTGCTTGCTTGGTGGCTTCGTTATCCCAATCGATCGAATTCAGTTCTTGCGCAGTCTGTCTCCCTTCAGGAGTAGCTGGGACAATTGCCAATCCACCATCACCGAGCTCAATAACTAGATGCGTATCGGGATCAACAGCTGGTTCTTTGGCGCCGGGAGGGAGGTATACTGCTGAGCGGTCAGTAGCAGGGTCATCCATCACCTCGATCTGACGGTTGATGGTCTCGTCAGGCTCAGGCAGCGGGACTGCATCGGCAACTACTTGTGCTTCCTGTTCAGCGATCATGTCTGCTACGACCGCATCGTTAAGCTCCAAATCCATATCTGAACTAAACGTATCAGCTGTGTCGAGGGTAGGTGCTGTGTCTGGGTCATAATTAGGATCATCACGCGGGTCGGGCATGACTTCAACTGGACCACCAGAGGTCCCAGCTGGCGGGGCTACATCGCCCGGGGTCGCAGCCTCGACAATTTCAGCCGCTTGAGCTTCTGGAGACTGACCACGAAAATCACCTTGGTTTACTGCAACGCTATATTCTTCCAGTGTGGCAGCTGCATCCGCTATGCTGCCGGGAGTACCGATAGCTGTACCAACACCCAGACCAATCAGGCCAGCGTGACCAACTTCATTCCAGTCGATATTCGTCAACGCTTCTTTGAACGTCATATTCTCAAGCTGGGTATCATCATAGACACTGGTCAGTATCTCAGTCAGCATTTCCTGACCACCCTCACCTAAGGTGGTTTCAATGAGCCTGCTGATGGCTTCGCCTGCGCCTGTTTTACGGAGGGCAGCAGTGACAGGAAGGGCTTCAGGTAATGCCTCGGCAATGATACTGAACTTTGCAGCACCCATCGACTTGGCATGGTCACCTTCGGTCTTCTCCATAGTGGTCGCATAGGTGTTGCCTGCTACCTGAGCCGACAGGATAGCCATAGCCAAAGCTGGGCTCTTTGTGACTGCACCAGTAGCCAGAGGAACAACCATGCCTGTGGTGGCCTCAGCGACCTCGTACAGGTACTTCTCAATACCCTCGGCGTCATACTGGTTCTCGGGCGCGGTCAGCTCAGCGTTAGCCTCAGAGCGCAGCATTTCACCTGTTTGCTGCATCGCCTGCCGCACATCACCAGATATTATCTGGTCAGCAGCATCCACAGCTTCTTTGACAAGCCCACCACCAATTTCGGTTGCGATGTCCAGAACGGGCGTATATCCCATCGGGTTCGTGATCATATCGAGCAGGGAGTTATCACTTTCGGGGGGTAGTAATGCATCAGCTATACCCTCAGTGGATATGCCTTCCTGCCGCGCGGCCATTTCTCCAACACCACCACCCTGCTGGGCTATGGTCGTAGTACTACGGTCCCAGAGTGTTCCGAGATTTTCAAGGATGCCTTTTTCTTCAACAGGCTCAGCGAGTTCAGTCTCGGACACTGCCGCAAACTTATCGAATGGGTTGACACCGTGACCCTCGGCCTCTGGGTCCTGTACAAATTTAGCGAATGGGTTGGTATCCACTAGATGCCCTCAGGTAAGTACCCAAATGTTTGTTGGAAGAATGCTTTATTCTGGTCACTGGGGTCTGCTGCCAGCATATCAAGTGCTTCCTTGGGTGCTTGGCTTTGCCCACCAGCACCACTGGGAATACCTTCGGCCTTAGCTGTGCCATCTGGATTGAACCCGTTATCCACATACAACTGACTCAGCTGCCCACCTATGGCATCGTACTTCTTGACCTCTTCGTCATAAGCCTTCTGGATGGCAGCAGGGATATCACCACCCCGGCGCTGGTACTTGGCAATTTCCTCAGCCGCCTTCATCTTGGATGTGCTGGCTGTATTCTGACGCTGAAACAGGTCATTCATCTTCGAGAAGAATGTCTTAGCTCCTTTGCTCGTACCGCCATTGCTGTAATATTTAGCCTTGGCTTCGAGCTCTTTTACTTGAGCTAATGTCTTCTTCAAATCAGCATCACGTTGAGGACCAGCTTTATCCAATTCGACTAATTCCAGCGCCTGCTTCACCTCAGCCAATTTTTGCTCAGCCTTCATCGTTTCGATAGTGGTCTCAGTTTTTTCGAGGTCTACCTTACGCTGTTCAGCACCTTCATCGTAAATTTTAGTATTCAGTGCGGCTTTATCATCAGCTCGCTTAGATGCTTTGACCACTTCCTCCATGCTTGCGATGATTTGCTTGATCTGAGCATTACTGGTTTCATTCTGAACACCAGAGCGGATGGCCTCGATTGCAGCGCGACCTTCAGCAACAGCCGCAGTACGGTCAGCTATGGACATCTTGTCAGCATCGGCACTGGACAGGCGTGTTTCCTTGATATCAAACTGTGATGCAGCCTCTTCGTCAGCAGCTACCAATCGACCCAAGTTACCTTCGTCAACTGCAACCTTGCGTTCATCCAAACCGGCTTTCCTATCAGATTCCCTGCTGGATTGGACCATAGCAGACCATGCTTTTGGGTCACTGAGTTGGGTTATGTAATTACCAATATCTTCAGCCGTGATTTCTTTCTGGCCTACAGTATCACCTGTTTCTTCATTGGTGACCGTGGCCATCAGCTTGCCGCCAGTAATATCAACTTCAACACTGTTGCCATCTGGGATGTTTGAGTATGCGTCCTCAAGGTGGTCCTTTGCCGTGCGGAGGTCACCCATTTCGAGGGCGTTAGTAGCGCGACCAGCAGCCTTTTGGAAAGCCCCCATCTGGGTATTGGTTATATGCTGCCGTGCCTGCTCTGCCTGTTTAGGGCCACCACGAGAACCAGCGATTTTCATCACCTCGTCTTCCCACGACTTCCAGTCCTTTGCTGTGGTGCGCTTGCGTTTGGTGTCTTTATACAGGCCAGCTTCCTGCTCAGGAATAGCACCGGAGCCTTCAGTGAAATCCATACCCTGCTCGGCCAGCATTTTCTCTTGGTCGGTGCCTCCAGAATAAGTATCTGTTGTCACGTCCTCAGGACCTGTGGCTATTGCTTGGCCTAATTTTCGCTGTTGTATATCATCCCTGATGCCCTGACCAGTTTGATACCCCTTAATTCCAGCCTCTATGGCACCTTGGTAATCAACGGGGTCTATCCGCAAATCGGAAGCATTAACGTATCTAGCCATTTCAATTCACTCCTGCATTCGGTGCTGGGGGATATTCCATCGTCGGCCACTTGGTCTCAGGACCAGCATAATTGTGGACACCCTCAGGACGCGTGGCAGCGTAGCCCTTCCTGATATCAGGATTACGAGGCATCAACTGTCCGCGAAGTGGTCTTACTGCTGAGACCTCACCACCTTCTGCCATCCCCATACCTTCTGGTGGTACGGCCTCAGGGGGAGGTATCGCCATTGCCTCAGCAGTGACCTGTGCATTCTCTTCTCGCTCAGCGTTTTCAGTCTTGACCTTCTGGATCAGCTTGTCGAAAAACTCTGTGCCTTTGCGCTTGACAACATCAGCAGGGATGATGAATTCACCATCACTGAGGGCAGCAGGGATAGCGTCATCGGTTGGGCCACCGGGACCTTCAACCTCACCACCTTCGGCCATCATAGCCATACCAGCTATAGATGTAGCGGCCCCCAAGTTTGCTGAATGGACTGCATTTTTATTGGATCGGTCTTGTGAACCAGCAGTGGCTGCGGAGCCCAGAGCATCACCCCACTGGCCCATAACCTGATTCCCTTGACTAAACATTTCCCCTTGACCCATACCGTATTCTGGAATACCTCCAGCACCTGAAGTGAAGCCTCGCTTGCTCTGTGTATCGAGCCCACGACCAGCCCCTATGGTCCCTTCTTCGAGTGCCATACCTGTTTTTTCTATATCCCGGCGCGCAGTATTTGCTGCACCAGCCTTTGCTTTGGCTTCCTCCATACGGACGCCAGCATCAAGGGCTGAATTGCGGGTCTGCGAAGGGTCGACGCCATAGGATTCGAGCCGCCTAAGCGCGCTTTGTCGAGCGGCGTCTGCTTGTGAGGCAACCTCCGTTTGTGCGGACGCGGCTTCGGAAGTTCGCCTTTCCGCTGTGTCATAATTTTTAACTTTGTCAAGATACTGTGCCTCGATTGGTTGATAAAGTTCCTCGTACTTCTGGCGATCCTCTTCCGCGCGGCGTATTGCGTTTTCGGAATAGTCGAGTGCTTGGTCATCTATACCAGCCAGACGCTTCTTATTTTTCCGCCACTGCGCCTGATCATAATCTTGCCGTTCGTTAGCACTGTCATAGTGTTTGGTTAGCTGCTCTGCCGAGATGCCACTCATTTCTGAGAAGCCTTCCAGTGCGTCTTTGACGCTAGAAGGTGTGGATTTTTTGTCGCCCATTACGCTGCCTCTTTGAACCGTAAGTCCATGTCGAGCCACTTACACTCGGCTCTGTACATGGTGAATATTATCAAATCCCCGCTACTTGAGCCGCCTTTTATTCGGCACTGCTCTTTGAAGCCCAACTTGCGGTTGAAATTTACCGCAGCTTCGTTGCTTGAAGATACCTTTGAAGCTACAATATTTCGGCCATGAACAACAAAAGGGAAATGGAAACTTTTATATAGTAATTCCTTGGTGAACCAGTAGGCGCCGGGAACCGAAGCAACGTGTATTTCTACCATATTTTCAGACCAGCCATCATACCCAACGGCCCCCGTTAAATCTTTCCTCTGCTCGTCATACTGCCCTATGCATATGAACTCAGCAGTAGGGATATACCCAATCTGCTCACAGAGCCAGTGCTTAATGACACCTTGAGGTTCAACGATAAGCATTATGGTATCGCCGCATCAGCGAGGCGTTTCTCGATATCCACAATTCGTGCTTCCAGCGCAGATATAGCCAGCTTGCCATCAACAGTGATTACGCCAAGGTTGATCAGGTCCTGCACTGATACAAAGCTGGACAGAATATCTCCCTGTTCGCGTGACTGTACCTGAGTCCTCTCCTTCAACGCTACGACTGCGCTGTTAATAGAGGCAATCTCTTCCAGTGGCTGAGGTATAGCTGGCCACTTTCGTTTATCGAATACTGCACTGAGAGCACCAACTTGAGCCGGGCCCCGAGGTTCCAGAGCATAAAATAAACGGCCTTTCTTAATCCTAGACATCTGCTAATCCCCTAGCAGTCTCCGCCACAGTGATTGAGAATATGGTACGCCTCCCAGAGACCTCAAACTCCCAGATATCATTCTTGAATCCAGAGGGCAGCTTGAACATTTTTTTGTCACTGACCTGTTCTGAGAACACTACCTCACCATCGACATATACAGTAAACCGCACGTCTGAATTACGCGCCATTAGCTGGGATAGATCAAGCAGTGGTGAACCACCGATCGACATCCGGTTTTGTGGAATTTCATCAAAAGGTGGTGGCATTGGCTCAACATAAGAGCTACCCATAGCTGCTGTCGCAATTGGCTGCAGGCGAGTCTTGATGCGTTCAGTATTGTATGCGCGTGCCTCTGCTACTACCGTCTCAAGGTCCTCGATAATATCAGCCAGTGGTTCCATATCAACAACTGCTGCACCCATGTTACAAGGCTTCGCAAAATAGAAAGTTTTGGACCTCCACTTATACGCTACTCGCTGTTGCGCTGGGTCATCCCACAAATATACTACACCAGCTCGAATAACATAAAGCTCACCAGTCTGCTCGTCAGTTTGCACCATATCTATACGGTTGAATGCATCGAACTGGATGAATGACTCCTGTGGCTCTGAAGGGTTAATAGCAATGCCCTGATTCTCAGTAAAAAACCCGAGATATTGTTCCTCATACTGTGCAGCCACCAGAGTTTCTGGGCTGTAATTATTCAGCCATTCATCCTTGGTGATTATGCCACTGGTCGCTGATGTGACGCCTTTGGCACTCATAAGGGTCAGACCATTCTGGCTGGCATACAAGACGCCATAGGGCAGAGGGACAATTGACAGGGGGGACAGCCCCGGCTCAGCTGAATTATTTTTAGTCAGGGTGGTATTTTCAGGTGCAGTGCCCGTAGCGAAATAAGGATGGCCAGAGGTAACGATACCTGCTGACTGCCCAAACACACCTGCACCGATGATTTTATACTGAGTACTCAGGTCATAGGCAGCAGGCCATGCATGTGGGCGATAGGTCTCGCTAAAGTGGATATCCCGCCCTGACCATGCCAGAAAGAATCCATTTGGCATTACGACCGCGCCCTCAATATCTACAGGTGGTTCAGCCCAACTACCAGAGGCGAGGATATTATTCCGCGCAACTATGTCTGAGCCAACACTGTCAGCATACGAATCCTGAGCCAGTGGTATCTGCGCCACGAAGAAAAATTCAGAAGTTGTAAACCCTGCCACCGTGCGGTAGATATTTTTGTGAGTAATTGGCTGTTCAGCAGGGTTTGGTACTGAGGCGTCCATACCACTGAGGGTCCATGTCCCGTCTTCCTTACCTGTATCCGTCACTGGTATAGACGGCTGACCCTCTTCACCATATTCAGACACCAGAGTGTAGACATAATACCGCTCTTCATCCAAGGCCGCGCCGCCAGCAGCCGCCAAGGCACCGGGGAGTACAGGCGCTGGGACTCCGAGCCAGTAGTAGGGGTCACCATTGCGTAGGCGCTCCAGCGTGTTGTATTGCGGCCTACCGTCACCAAACTTGTAGTACCGGTCATAGGCATCATTCAGTAGAGGCCCCGGGAACAGCGTAATCAGGGGGCTTGTGAAGCCTACCCAAAGGAACCCACCGGGGGACCCGGGGTCAGGGAGTCGGTAAGCCTTCTGGATAGCTGAGTCATTGAAATTATGGAGAGCGGACCAGTCTCGGAATCCACGAATCTCACCTGACGACAGGCGTGCGTTATTGGCCTCACGCGCTTGTGAGTTACCAAGCAGGCGATTACTTCGCTTAGGGACCATCCCTGCGAAGTTTTCAATCCTGACGCGTGAACCTGTCATTAGACTCTGCCAGTGTTGATGTAATACAGGACATTGACATTAGTCGGGCGTGCCTCGTTGCCGCCGCGAGCCTTAATACTAATCCCAGTTACCGAGGTTCCGACATTCGCTCTACTCCAGCGATCCGTCCCACTGTTGCGGACTGAAGAACCGTCCTTGTTACCATTGGAATGAGTATGCCCCGGGTCCGTTATTCCGTGGTCATGTGACAGATTACCACCCTCCTGCTTTGTGCCGACTTCATCACCTGTAACACCATCACCACGGTCAGTACGTGTCCCGGCATCAGGATCAACACCCGCCCCTTGGTCCTGACCTCTCAAAAACTGGCCTTGGTAGTTAGGGATATTGAACGTAGTCGTCCCATCACCATTACCATATATAACATCAAGGAGTAGGAATAAATCTGCGTAATCATCCCGACTCACAGCTTGGCCATCACACAGCAGCCAGATCGAACCTACGTTGTTGGGGGGAACAGCGAAAGATTGGACTGCTGCAGTCATACTAAGGTCATTGGGGATAAACCAATTACCCCACACACTGCCATCACGCGTGCGAAACCACACACGACCTTGGTCTGCACCTGTCATACCAGTAAGTGTCTGGATGGCAGCTGAGGTAGCTGTCCATAAATTAGTAGTGATAAAGCCTATTGTGGAGAACTCGGCAGGGTCATTAGTAACCCCGCTTGCAATGATTGTATAAGTGCTGTTGTGCAAAAGCGTATTCAGGTCACCAGTAAATGCAGAATGCAATCCATTGGTCTCGTAACCTTTCAGTCGCTGCACGAAAGAATCAGCAGCAGTGGTCCAGTCAGTAGGGGTAAACGCACCGGGGCCATTGTCCTGAATGCACCGGTACATCGTATTATCCAGCACGTTTACAATAACATCATCGACAACATATGCCGCCAGTGCGGAAAAGTACCGAACTGCAATCAGGTCTTGTGGGTCTTGATTTGTGTCGATAACACCCAACTGGCCATCAGGATAGTTGGTATAAAGTTCACCAACATCACGACTGCCGGGGGTAGGCCGGATGCCGGGGGAACTGCTCCTGAGACTCTTTGTACGAACTGACATTTTTAATTCTCCGTGCGGTATATACCGCTAATCTTTATCTGTTTCTGACCCTTCAGCTTTGGGCTGAATCCTGATTAGACCAACATCTTCCTCAGTTTTCACAGTGTTACTATCACCGAAGATAATGGTACATGCTGTGATCATAAATAACACGATGGAGGCCAGCATGATGCACGCGGTTGACTTCATTTATCCTTCCCAGCGAACCCGCAAAGTGCCTGAATTGTTTTGGCCTGAGCCACCAACAGCGAAGCCATCAATCTCGCCATTACCGGGGTTGTTCCACATGCCTGCGATAGACTGCACAAATTCGCTAGTTTCATATCGTACCAGTAAGCCATTACAAGACCACTTATTATCACTGACACGATCAAGTGTAACACTGCCATTAAGGAGCGCAGCAGTTGACGTTACTGTAACAATAAAATGGCCACCTGCAGAATCGCCGCTGTTAGCTACCCCGTCAATACGGGTGCGCGCGCAGACAGTCTGATAATCAGACGTGTACTCAACACCAGCTAGCGAAAAGCGGATACGCATATTGCTGCTATCGGCTTGTCGCACGTCATCAAACCCGATAATGATCCGCTTCACAGACACCAGTAACGGACTTAGCATATCAAGTCTGTTTACTCCGTCAAACACGCCTTCGGTGTATAAGACATTGGGTGTGGGAGCAACGGTCAGGTTCAACCCACTGTAGATGTAATGCAGAGCGTAGGTGTTGACAGGGCGGGTTTCGTTGCCGCCTGTCAGGCCAGTGGTATTCGCCAACACACCAGCACGGGCAGAGCCGCCAGAGGCAGCAGTTGACGCATCCACATTCATCGTATGGGAGTGACTCTCAAACTCGTCAGCCTGCTTTGTACCGACCTCATCACCTGTGACGCCATCGCCACGATCCGTGCGGGTAGCGGCATCAGGATCGACAGCCGCACCATCGTCAACGTCACGTAGGAACGTGCCGCGATAGTCGGGGAGGTTGAACGTGGTGCTGCCATCACCGTTGCCATACATGACACCGATGAAGTTGAACAGGTGCTTGTAGGCGTCACGACTGACCGCTTGCCCGTTGCATCGCAACCATGTCGCATCTTGCGGGGCAGCAGCAAAGGGGAAGATGGCACCGACAGCCACGACAGCATTGTTACCATCAAGGGAGCCGACAGAAGTCCAGCGTTCATTGGTAGCAGACCACTGATAGGTGACACCGTTAGGCTGGCTGCTCAGGTCACCGTCGACGGGGGCGTTGGGAAAATTTAACATTATGCTACCCCTGTGTAGATGATGAAGTTTATGTTGGTGTTGACCGGGCGGGTTTCCCCAGCAACTTGAGAAATCACAGAGCCAGTCTGTTGTTGCCGTAGTCTGTACGCACTGGAACCAGTACCGACAGACTTACTATCATTCGCAATCGTGTGCGTGTGTTCTTCTGTCTTGTGGGTTTGCTTTGTACCGACCGCATCACCTGTGGTGCCATCGCCACGATCCGTGCGGGTAGCTGCATCAGGATCGACACCTACACCATTATCTGTACCACGTAAGAACGTACCACGATAATCCGGCAGGTTGAAGGTATTGCCATCTAGGCTCCCATACTCGACACCAAGCACCGCGAACAGGCTAGGGTAGGTAGCACGGCTAATAGAGGACCCGTCACAGAGAAGATGGAACGCTGGAATGGCAGTAGTAGGCCACATCTTGACTTCACCAATAACACCCCCGCTAGCAGGTGCAACAGGCGGGTCTTCCTCGACCCACTGCTTGCTGTCACCATCGTCGTACCAGATATATGCGCGGCCTGTATTGTTATCCCACCAACGACCAACGGCCTGAGGCGCTGCCGGTGGAGTCGCACCCCGGTAGACACCACTAACCAAGCCAACTATTTCCCACTCAGTCTCACTGAAGACAATCTCCAGCACGCCACCGGCAACCTGAAGATCGACATCGGCAAGCCCCTCAATGGTATTGCCGTTACCATCTACATTGATTGTCCCATCCCATGTGTCACCCAAATCAGCAAGGATAATCTGGTCGCCTACTGCAGCATCTGCCGGTAAAGTCACCTGCGTTATAGTACCAGCCGGAAACACATAGGCATTACTGGTATCAGCAGTAAAATCAGTTATCGGGAAGCTCCATGTGAGCCCTCCTGCGCCCCCTGAGCCACCACTGGCGCTACCACCATAGACAGCAAGGATATCCCAGTCAGGGGACATTGTGGCGCGTTGCACCACGATATCAGTACCATAGGCATTATCGTTGGGTACGATATCTGCATAGGCCACGTCCACGCCAAGCAGTCCCTGCACCTGCCCCACATAATTTGAGGCCCAGTAGCCAATATCTGCGCCTGTGGTGATGGGTGTTGGTGTCACCGTCTCAAAATTAAAGTTACGGACACCGTCAGGAGTATCTACTACTGCGGGGGATATACCAAAAGTAGCATAGGCACCAGCGTCTGTATTACTCTGAATGGCCCACCGCAAATTGCCACTTTCTATAACGTCACCAACAACCAGAGCCTTGAGTGCAACTGACCTGTCCCCAGCGTCATCATCGGTATAGGAAACCTGCAAGGACTCAGGTTCTTTGGAGGCGTGAATAACAACACCAGCTCCGGGTACGCCTGTATTATTCGGAGTTGTATAGTCCCAGTTACCACTAAAAATGGTTGGGGTCGGGTCTGGCTCGCTCACAATTGCCACAAGGTCGAAGGTAACGCTGCCGACTACAATTGGGTCAATAGTGGCCATAACCCAGCCAGTATTATCAGACAAAAAATCCATCAACTGGCTGACTATGGGAGTCCCGAGCGGGTCTTTTATAGAAAATACAGTGTAGTGGTTCCCTGCTACAGTATTAATCCTTATGCCTGTGAGGTATCCACCATCAGTAATAGTATACCGGTTGCCAAAAATCACTTGGCTGGCAAGAGTAGCCCCATCAACCAACGTACCCGCGTATATATTAAATGGGTCGCCAGAAGTTTGGGGGGCTGGCCGGTCTTCGGTTTGCTTATTCGCCACCATAGTCCAGCTGCCATCGCGCACGACCTGAGCTACCTCATAGGTCCCAGCAATCCAGAGGTTCTTCCAGTCCATACGAGACATGAACTCAAGCCCTGACTCTGCGTCATCGACCACCGGGACCTTTGTTTTTTGCCCGATATAAGTCGTTGATATTACATCCGTCAGGTCAAGATAGTTGGAGACAGCTACACCACCAGATGCGCCTGCTCCCGAGCCGATAAGACTAACCAGCCCTGCTTGGTTCGGGTTGGAGTAATCAGATGCGAGCCCCGAGTGGTACGACTGCGCTGATAACAATACATGCTTGTTACCCGTGAAATAATTATACGAAACCCGGTCTACTTCCAACGAGTCCCGCGCAATCTGGGCTGAGTTATATTCGGTCTGCCCCAACTGAAGAATAAGCTCATTTCCGAAGGTCCGGTAAACATAATGGATAGCCGCGTTATTGCCAGTCAGTGCATCAGTAACCCCGGGGGATACTTCGATTACATCTGGCATCACAGTCTGGGCCGCGAGGTAAGCCGTACCATCGGAAAAAATGACCGTGAAAGGCTCTGGTGTTGAGACGTCACCAATAGCGGGGAATTGCTTTATGTTCGGGTTGGTCAGACTGACTGAGACATTGGCGCCGTGAGATAAAAGCTCACCAGAATCACCCCATATAGACAAAGCCCCAGTGACTGAATTAATCCCCATCCCCTTGGCGCGGTCAGCAGTTGGCACGAATTCCATCCAGTCATATAACGAATTACCGACTTCATTTGACAGGATAGGGGCATCATACGCTGCAGAAATTGCGCCATTTTCATAACCAACGAAGCCAAGCTGGATATTGGTTCGCCTCTGGCTCGGTGTCAGCTGCCCAGCCTGCTGGAAAATCGTCCCAGTGTTGTCAACATAGATATATGCCACGCCTACGATACTGGGCATACTGATAGTAAAGCCAAGGCTCTGAGCCCACGAAATGTTTATCCGTGTAGGGGCTCTCCGGTCTGTGTATCCATCTACAATCTCACCTGCACCTGAAGCGATGTCAATAGTCGTAGAGCTAGCCATTGTAAGGCCGCCACCCTCTAGGACACCTGAGGCAGCAGTCTCTCGGAGACCTATCTGCGGGTCGAGAAAATTATCGATCAAGTCCTGCAGGTTATCTTCGCCAGAACCAACAACAGAATCCTCGAAAGATATAGCAGTCGAAGGGTGTGCCTCGGCATCTGCGCGACCGGCTAATGCGTTATGCAGGTCCCCCACAGTCAGTTTCCACGCGCCCCAGACACCCCCGCTTTTATGCCGCATCCACATCTTATATGAGTCAAGGTCGCGTAACCCATATATAACCTGTGTGATATTGGCGGGGTTGTCAGTGTTGATGTAACTGACAATAAAGCCCCTATCTGACATATCTACCGGAGCATTAGTGACAACACCAGAGTTAATGTTATAGACCGAGTTGACGACTATGTCATCCAAATCACCGGCATAGTCTACGTGAGTTGAATTGTCAGCATAACCAGCCAAAAAATCCTGCCAATTCTCAGCTGGTAGAAAATCATCCAGTGTGGTTTTGGTGACACGATTCTCAGCGCGGTCCCCAGCATCAAAAGCCTGCGCCAGTGTCCCGCCGATACCTCGATCTACTGTCAAGACATTACCAGCAACTGCAGTGACTTTAACCACTTCGAAATGGGTCAGGTCCAGAGCTTCGAGCACCAGATAATAGTACTGAGTGCCTGTTATTGGTGGGTACGAAGACGCATCATCAACCTCGATCGATGCATCACCTATACCAACTGCAGTGGTTAGTAAGCTAGTTCCCTTATTGGCAAACTGAAGATCACCCATTAGTACGTCCCGGCGTCCACGAAATCAGTGAAAAATCCAGCAGTAGCACGAAGCTCTATGCGGGAGCCAGCTGAATACCCCTGAGCTATGGTCCCTTCCTGAGCCCGGGTACAGGTCAGAACATCACCGGTACGCTTAGTCATGTGGACCACTTCTTTGATGCCACTGATGTCTTCAATAACCAGCACGCAGTACTCAACACCCTCAATAGGGTCAGGGAAGAATACCCCTTCACCAACATCTAGGGATATCTCGGTATCACCTGCCAGAATATCTAACAATAATACCCCTGAGGCGAAATTATTAAATAGGACTTCCATTAGACATCCTCACACTGGTAAATTATTTCATCTTGCCATATCTGGCTGTCTTCTGCTGAGACGGTGATTTCAACTTTGTATTGCGTGTTGCTAACCCCTCCAGCAGTGAACAGGACAACATTTTTTTGGTCGGCGCTCATCCCAGCAGTCACGGTAAATGGAGGGTCAGTGACGACATCTACTGTTACGCTATTGACAGCAAATAAGAGGTTATCATCCTGCAGGCGCTCTTCCCCGTAATCAACGGTGAATTTGCGGTTCTCAGCGGGTTGGACCCTGAATCTTCCTAGCAGCATTATGCAGCCTCCTGTTTACATTTTTGGAAGCCAGAAACAATAGCCTCGTTGTTGTGTGGTGGTGCTAAGACCGTATCAGGTACTTTGTAAGCAATCATGGTACTGTTATATCCCGCCACAACTATGTGTATTGGTTCTGCCTCTTCTGGCACCGGTTGAGGGACCATCTCGGCATTGCCGAATGGTGTCATATCCCGCAAATGGCGCGGTACTATAATGCAATCGCCTTTCCCGGCGTTCGGGTCTATCAATACCAGCTTGAAAACTCTGGCTGTGGGTCCCCAGAATACAGTAACAAGCTCAATCGTAGCGGTTGGTACAAATACTTCTGAAGTCGGGCCCCAGAACACCGTTGTCAGAGGGGCTGAGAGGCAGGACATCCCTGCTATCGGAGAACAACCCGCAATTGACTTGCCTGCAATACTCATGGCTTAGAGGGCGAAATAGGTCCCGCCCGGGCCTCCCGGCGTGAGTGTGTAATTAGCACCTGTTGGTTTGAACGTAAATCCGTCCACAGTATCCAAGTAAGCCACCAGAGCGCCATCAGAGACACGATAAATAATAGCGGTTGCTACTTCCAAAGGATTCAGCAGGCCAGTGTATACAGAAGGGAAAGACCCTGCATAACCATCTACAACAGTTTTATTGGCTATAGGGTCGCCGGGAGCAATCTGTGTACCTGCAATCTCGCTAATATTGCTATCAGTTGGGACATAGATCGCCAGCACGTCATACAAAGCAACGGCCAGCGTATCCCCGAGCCAAGAAAACTGCTTGGTTAATAGCTGATCCTTAAACGATGGATACAGAGCGTTCAAATGGCCCCCCCTCCAGTACGCTGGCGTGCAAAATCTGGGTATGTCCACGCCTGACCTGTTGAGAATTTGGATGAAGTAATCGCGCGGCATCGCTTGATATGATTGCGGAATAGGCGGTTATGTATGATTGCCTGCTGCTGGTTGGTCCAAGGCTTGGATATCATGGACATACAGCGCCCACAGGTGCCATCTATGACAGCATCCTGCCAGTGGGTCATAAAGTAGTCAGGGAGGTACACAGTCGCTGCTGTGGGGATAACAGATAGGTCAAACCGGTATCTATTGTCCCAGTCCTGATTTGGGGTAGGGATTAACTCCACAGTCCCCGGACCTACCATCATAAACGCGCGCGGCTCAATCGCTGTATTTCTTATCAGTGGTGCCTGAGGCGCAGGAGTCAGAATTTTCTCGACATTGGAATTACCACGGAAAGTAGCACGCCAAACATAACCAACCCGAGCATTCTGAAACAGTGGGTCCAGATAGATAGTAGGATTATTTGCTTTGGAGCTAAGTGGTCCGAACAACTCAGTCCACGCACGACCGTCTTCGCATAGCTGACGCACAGCGGAGAATATTTCCAACAGGAGGAATTCTTCAGTGATCCCCGGCAAGCGAGGCATCAGGTCGGGAAGCCAATCATTTATTTTAACTGACATTATCCGATACTCCCCGGCTTGGTGTTATTGGAACCGAATGCACGCAACAGCAGGGATGCTCTGGAGTCGACAGAGTATTCATCATCTTTCAACTCAGCATAACCAGCCACGAAATAAATCAGGCTCTGGTAGAACATGGGGTTAGTAGGGATACTTGCTGCTAAGTCGGTAGCATTATCCGCGTATTGGGGGAGTTCCTGACCATAGTAAGTGAGCCATGCATCAGGGCGAATGCGCTTTAACTCGTAGAGGCCAGCGTTCAAGGCGCTCAAGAGGTCGTCTTGAGAATTTCGGTACGGGAGTACTAAATCCTGCAGTATTATCCGAGCACCACCCAGAATTTGTTCAACCGTCTTCGCCATCCTTATCTAACCCCGCAAGCAATTCGTCGAGCTCTTCTTCAGAGTCTGCGACCAATGGTGTCATTGGGGCTTTGGCAGCTTTCTTCTTCGGCGCAGCTTTCTTCACCGAAACCGTAGCAGGCTTATCATCAGGCTTGGATTGTGGCTTAGTCAAATCCAGCTCAACTTCTTCGACCTTTGGGTTTTTCGCCATTGCTGGGTTCCAACCGAAAATCGCACCTGTCACTTTATGCCGTAGCACTCGTCGTTTAGCCATTAAAAATCTCTAGTCAAAAAAAGAGGTGAGGCCATAATAGCCCCACCCCTCAATTACTTCAACTACTTAGCCTTTGTCGGCAACCAGAGCACAGATGGCGGTGCCATCAGTAACTTTGTATCCGTACACCTGCAGACCGCGCATGATAGTACCAAACGTGCGTTCTGCACGGATGGTTTCCATCTTGGTCAGCTGGCTGGCAAACGTCAGGCCGTGGCTGTGGCCAGCGAAGATTGTGGTCTCCGTGGTAGCTACAGGCAGCAGGTTTGACGCGTAGAGGGTGAAACGATCGATCATGCCCAAACGACCATTGCGAAGCATCGTCATACCGTCACCGGTAAGAGACGCATCACGCAGCTCGGAGCCTTTGATCATCGCGGTAGCCCATGCTGGGAGAAGCAACCAACGACCCTGTTCGGGGATATTGGCTTCGTCCAGACATTGGCCCATACGCAGGATTGCGTCGATGATGTCGACAGTAGTCGTACCATCACCACCTTTGGCGACCAGCGATACCGGCGTACCAGTTACACCGAGGACGATGTCTGCTGAAATACGACCAGCAGTCAGACCCTGATTACCGGAATTACCAGCAGTACCAGCGGGGTAATTGGTAATGACACCGGCAGCTATGTTCCCCAGAACATCGGAGTCGATTGCAATCTTCATCTGCTCGGAAGCATCGTCAGACCACATGCCCAGAAGATTCAGATCAGCCTGAGTCTCCATGACGTCATCCACGATCGCTGCGAAATACTTACCTTTGTCGATAAGCAGATCGACGAGGTTGCTGGAAGGACGTTCGATATCAATGTCCTGATCAGCCTCGTAATCGTTGATGGTCAGAGTCGGCTTGGTGCGGATATGGACGGTGTCGCCCTGATTCGCAATCTCGCCAGCGTAATCGGTGTTGGCAATCGCTGCCAGAACCGTGGCATCGTAAAACTTCTCGATGAGCTTTCCAGACCATAGGGCCGGGATGAAAATGCCCGTGTATGCGGGGTTGGCTACTGCGCCAGCACCACCGGGATACGGGGTTGAACTAACTGGATATGACATGACAAATATCTCCTAATTAAACGGTTACTGCCCGACCAAGATTCTGCCTTGGGTAAGGGCATTCTGGATTTCCTGTTCAGTCGCCTGCTTTTCAGCATCACGACCTTTGAAGACCCCCTTGCGGCAATCTTCATAAAAGGCACCGATTTCCGATTCCTTCCACAAATGACCAGTTTCGTTGATATTGTCAGCCCCACCACCTGAGCCTTGCCCGGGTGATGCTAGCGATGCCAAGTCCACTTTAGGGGTAGGTCTCGGGACCCCCACCGTTGATGTGTCTGCCACTGCTGCGGGTTGTAAAGCTGCATTTTCACTCAAAAAGCCTTTAAAAAATTGAATGACCCTATCGGTATCATTCGCGCCAAATGCCCTTGTGAGCATCTGCCCTCTGGCTACGCCAGCATACACGTCTTTCTCGTTAAGCCAAGCGAGGAAGTCAGGATGATTATTCACCTGCCTCCAGTTTGGCACTGCGGCGACTAGACCTGCGTACAACTTATCTTTCGCAGTGACTTCCTGCGTGTGGCCGACCGAGCCAACTACGGCTTTAAGGTCAGCATTTTCTCGACGGAGTTCAGAGAGTTCTCCCTGTACGGCCTCAACTGCAGCGCGTTTCATCACGTCAATCAGATCAGGACCATAGTCCTTAATCTCGTCCTCAGTCAGCGCGCTTTTTGCAGCTGCTGCTACGGGCTCGTCAACAACTTGAGCCTCGCGCGCTGCGGATAATCCCGCCAGCGTGTTACGCATCGATTCAACCTGAGTAGTGAGGTTCAGCACGTTTTGCTTCTCACTGTTGAACATACCTTGGAGCGTTTTGTACTTATGCTCCCAGTTGTCAGGTTCACCGAGCTCAGTTGCTACTACCGGCTCAGCAGGAGCGACGATGGGTGTATCAAGCGCGTCTGCTTCCGGCTGAGGGGCCTCGAAACTCAGGTTTTTGTCCTGAGGTGTCAGGGTTGGGTCCGTATTGTCAGTCGGTGCTGGTGGTTCATCACCAACTACCTGCAATTCAGGTGTGCCACCTGACTGCGCGGCTTCCATTTCGCTGGCTATACGGTCAGCTTCATCAATCTGCTTCTGTACTTGCTTTGGCAGTACTTTGCCCATTTTATTTTCCTGACGCGCCCTTCACTATTGCTTCAGCCTTACCGAGTCCGCGTAATACTTCGGTAGCGCCGCGTGCGATGCCTCTATTTACATTGGCCACGTCACCGGGGCCGTATAAAGTAAATTCAATCGCTTCTTGACGGTAGGCATTCAGGGCCTCAAGAATATCCATAAAATCTGGATTACTCCTAAGTCGAAGAGCTGCCTCCGCCTGCTTGACCGATAGCCGCAAGGCTATGGTCTCCGACTACGATATCTTGTAATCGGGTAACTCACACTCGAAGGGTCTGGACCACCAGTCTTCGAATAAATATTCATGCGGGTTTTGTCAGCATCGCCAATGAGATTCTGACCTTCATAAAAACCCGTATCTCGCTGATTCGACAGCTTCATGCCATTAATGACCTGAGCGCCGGGGACGAAACCCCTACTACCTTTTTTGGCTGCTGTGTCGAACATTTTGGGCTCCTAAGAGGGAAGGCCGTTCAGCGCAGAAAACATACCGCCATACCCCGGGTTCTTGGGGTAAGTCTTGGCTGCAGGTTTCTGACCGTTGCCGTGCTGAGTGTTGCACACGACTTTGTTGTGGTCATCCTGCTTGGTAGGCATTTTGTCAGGGTACTTATCCCCGTAGCCATCAGGCCACCCAGCTTTGGACCCAGCTTTACCGGCGCTGGCTTTTTTCGGATATATTTCATACATGGCTTGGTTACCCCTTGCCGCTTGAGCCGTAAGCAGTTACACCGTCAACGATGTATTTGCCCTGCTTGTTCGCGCCAGCACGGGGTGAGAATTTGCCACACCCACATGCAGAGGGGCCAGAAACCGGTGCGGTGCGGGTAGTCTGACCTTTCGACAGGTTGAGCGGCTGGCCCGTGATTTTGGCGATTGATGCGTTAGTCATTGGATTTCTCCGATCTATAAATTTACAGGTCTGTTACCAAATGGTAACAGCAATTTGCGCACTTGTGAAGATAGTGGTGAGTACGTGACATCAAATGCCTTATGTCACCACTACTGCCAGATGCGTTACATGCGGAGCACCGACATAGGTAATGTTGAGGTTGGTCTTACCTGTAGCTACCCGAGAATATGTAAACGAGGCATTACCATTGGAATCAGTTACTTCTGATGCATCAATAGTAGCCACGGCAGCGTCTTCAGTTGTACCCAACAAGGTGACACCAACCAAAGGACCATCAGGGCCACTCAAATTAGCTGCCACTGACCCACCACCGGGGGCACCGGTAATTGGTAAGGGGTTGCTAATACTAAGCACTGAGCCGTTCCACCCAGAGGAATCAACTCCGTATCGGGCGCGTGATGTTGCTTGTGATCGTCTGGTCATAATTTACTCCGCTTTTTTCACTTCTTTATCAACAAGATGCTTGCGCCGCGCGGCGTAGCCTTTCTGAGCTTTGTCTGTTGCCTTTGATCCACCCATCAGATTGACTGCTGCATCAATCAGGGGATGGCCATGGCGTTCATTCTCGGTGCCTTTGTATTTGCCGAACCGCTTCTCAGCTTCTTTCAGCTTGGCGTCATTGGGTCCACCAGCGACCTCGCCACCCTTCGCCATTTTAACGCGCTTGCGTACCTTCCTCACATAAGGATTTGGGTAAGTCATACTGCTTTGCCCCCGGGGCCGAATTGGGCTCCCTTCATACCTTCGTCAACGGCACCCGCTTCGCCAGTTCCCGGCTTACCTTCTTGGGTCCCGCCATCAGGTTGCTGCATTTGTCGACCGGCCATAGCTTCTTCATCCGGCACGATACTTGCATAATCCAACCCAATGCGATCAGCAGTCTCACGCAAGAGTTCAGCGCGACCTTCCATACCCACAATCTGAGCATCCATTGGGTTTGCTGTAAGCTGGAGAAATTCGAGGATTCGAGCGCGTTCCGTCTCCCTCTGATTCGCAAAAGTGACACCTCGCACCCTAATATTTTCATCACCATTAAGTCTTCCGCTTTCATCAGTCAATAGCACCGTATCATAGAGCCGAGCCAACAGGGGCTGGAAAATATCGGTATCGATGTTCGCCGCCACGCTCTGCATGATTTTACCCGCATTCTCCATCAGCATACTTAATCCTGAGGCCGTGCGGCCAGCGGCTCCTTGACCAGCTGCTGAACCGGTCATGTATCGCGGTATTGCTGATATCTCGTCAGCAAGTATGCTCATTTTCTCGTAGACGGCAATAAGCTCAGCCGAGCGGGAGTCAGGCTGGAAGAAATCAATAGCTTTCTCAGACGAGCCAAATGGGTCAGTCAGGGTGTGCCACCGCTTCCACGGGTATAAATCATCCGTGTTGGTGTTGGGTGAGACGCGGTCATCATTGATGACGACCTGCGGTCCTGATGCGATCGACAAGTTATTGACCAGTGCTCTCAGTGAGGCGTTAGCAACATCTTGGACATCGGACATAATCTCAGGCACGCCGTTGCCAATTATCGCCCCCGGGATTTTCTCGAATGACGACTTGTAATATGGGTGTCTCTTGCGAGGGTTCGGGTCAATCTGAACCTTGATAATGTGATACCCGACAAGCCACGCGGTGCAGAAATAATCTTTCTGTTCATCAGGTACTTCTTCGGCAGTAAATCCATACTCCAGCAGCATTTTGCCCTGCATATTCCCGTGAAATTCTAGTGTATCAATTTCATCAGAGTGATTGATGTGGGGGTCTTGGCGACCCTCAAGGTGAGCTTTTTCGGTGTCTGTGTAATCAAGCCAGTCAGAAAGCCCACCCTGCCCATATTCTTCCAGAGCTGCACGAATTGCGGCTTCGTCATACCCGGGGACTCCAATTAAATTATTGAGGTCAGACCTCTGAAGGCGTAGATGCTCGATGATTGGGGAGTTTTCGAAGTAGTCAACTTGGCTGCTCCAGTAGATATCAAATGGGCTCGGGGCAGTCCAGTACATTTTTGGTATGTCCTTGACGACTGCCTTACCATTCTCCCACTTCACATCTGTGGCCATCCTGACTACGGGACCCTTCATAAATGCGTATGGGAATATGGCGATGTTGTGCAGAAATTCAGTTAGCTTTTCGTAGAACTTGCCTTCGACCAGCATGTCATCAAGGTATCTGGTCGCTTTGTCAGCCTCCTTTTTGGCTTCCTTCAGCGCGGCTTTCTTGGCGCTCCCTGTCAGCTGCTTTATACGATCAGTGACCGTATTATGATCAATGGGTTGACCAGCCTCCTGTAATTTCGCCACTTCAGAGGTGACGAGCTCCAATACTGACTTGGTTACATCTTCAGGTAATGTGGGGTCTGGGGTCGGTTCGATGAACCACGGACGATCACCTGACAGGTAGATGTCCCGCAACATGGAAGTAGCTCCACGGCATTTGACTTGGGTAAGCTTAGCGTAGACTTCAGAACCACCAAACTGGGCGATAGCAGTAAGCTTCTGCGGAGTGTATTCACCTCTGTATGCCCGTAGCGACTCAACCAACCGGTTAGATATACCCCGGGTCTCTCGGTCTGAGCGCATCTGGAAAAACTGGGTGCGGATGTGTCCGGCGATGCCTTGTTTTTTGAATTCTTCTGCTTGCGAGGCTTCACGGCGTATCTGCTCCTGCTCAGCCATTTCGGCGTTCTGCATTTCGCCATTGGAAATGACGCGCAGCATACCTTGTGAGCCTTCGTTTTGGACAGGTGCGGGGATGCCTACCGTGTTACGGTCCTGTGGTGGTCGCGCAGGATTACCCCCGCCTAGCGACAGGTTGCGAACATCCGCTTGTGTGGTGATGCCAGACGGCATAGACAAATCCTAACGTAGGTTTGTCAAAGAATAAGTTTATGCTGAGTGCTTGTCAACATAAGGTACTGTTTTACGTCACTGAGTAGTTTTACTCAATGGTGTTCTGCTGAGCACTCAGCACCCCAAACGACTTCATACCCATACTTCTCAGCAATCTCAAATCGTTGGGTAGCTAATGTCACGTCATCCTCAACCTCAATACGGTCAAGCAGTGCTAATAACTCCAGTGCCATTGGGTCTATGTCCACGCTGCCGCCGGAGGCTTAGGCGCTATGGCTATGGGCGCTGTCATGGCGCGCGCAAGCACGTTAGAGGCGGCACTGAGGCACAGATACTGTAAGCCATCAGCGAGGTCTGACTCAGGATGGCCCTTCTCAGGT